CGCTTCCTCGAAGTCAGCCGGTTCGCCAGGACGCGCACGCGAGAAGAGCTTGTTGCCGTGCGCATCGATCGCGACCAGTTTGCCGTCTTCGACCTTGAAATTCTTGCCAAACGCTGCCTGAACCAGGTCCATCGGGATCGCGAGCTTCTCTGCGATGAACTTCGAGCGGGCGAAACTGCCGCCGATGATCTCGTTGTTCAGATGGCCCTGGAGCGCTTCGCGATCCGCCATCAGCTTGCCTTCCTTCTGACCGAACTCTTCCTGCAGCGACTTGAGCCGTGCGTCATATTCCTTCTGGGCCGCCTGCCGCACTTCGTCGAGCTTGCCGCTCTCGATGAGCTTGCCGTCGCCGATGTCCTTCAGCTGCTGGAGCGCCTTCTTCGATGCTTCCGGGTCAATGCCCTCAAACACCTTCAGCTGGTTCTGCAGCGTGCCGACGTCGTTCAGCGCCTTTTCCTTGGCTTCCCGATGCGCCTGCGCTTCGCCGTTCAGTCGTTTGATCGTCTCGGTGGTACGGGCCGCGTCGAAGGCGATTTCCTTGCCGTCGTCGTGGATGTAGACCGGATGACCATTTTCCAGAACTGCGTGACCGTCTGCGTCGAGTTTGAGCTTCATCTTGAGCTTCCTTGCGGCCGTCCGGCCTTAAGTTTCTGGGCTATCCCGCCCGGTGCGCTGGTCCACGTCCGCAGACCAGCAAATGCCCGCATCATACCAAACTTACAGAATCAGTTGTATTTTTTCCTCAGATCGGCTAGAGAAAGTTGCTGACCTGTTCCCGATACGAGGTCTCGCAGAGTCAAACTGCCTTTTCGGTAAAGCTCGGCGCGCCCTGCCCCGAGCATGTCATCCTGCTGTGCCGGGCTGCGCTGATCGAGCCACTCCTCGGCGCTCAGCGGCTCGGGCGGCGGGGAACCCACCAGCACCGGAACCGTGCCGCACCGGCAGTTGAAGTGGAACGGCGCGCCGCCGTTAAATGGCAGAACCGTGTCGCCCAGCGGCTCCCCGCTGCGGTCGTAAATCGCGCCATCGTAGGCGAGACACTGCGCGCAGGTGCGCGAGTCGAGCGTCGCTACAATCTGGAGCCCTTCAACGGCCGCCGAATTCGCGAGCATCGTGGCGTTGCGCGCGTCCATCGCAACGCGCTGGACAGCCGTGTGGGTGAGCGTCTCGGCATTGCGGTAGGCGCCCGGCATCGGGCCGTCCGCACCGGTCACCAGATCGGCGATCTGCTCAGCGCTCCACCGCGCCGCCATCCCCGCGCGCACGGTATGCACGAGCTTCGCGGTCGTGTCATCGCGCTGCGCCGCCCACCAGGCCGACACCGGCGCCGTTTCCAGTTCCGGCTCGTTGACCGTCAGGCGCGGCGTGCGCACGAGCGTTTCTTCGGCCGCCCGGTTGATGGTCGTCACGACGAACTGCGCCTCAATCGCCGGCAACTCAGCGAGCGAGGCGACCGACTGCGCGGCGACCCGGTGGTACGTGTCCTCCAGCAGCGACTTCGCCGTCAGCAGCGTCGTATTGACGTCGGCCGGATTGCTGAAGTCGGTCGCGGCGAGCAGCGCCACGATCACGGCGGCGGTGTCCTGCAGGAGCGCGTGGGCCTGCGCCGTCAGGTGGTCGGCGGTCTGCACGAGCCGCACGCCATGGTCGACAAAGAGCAGCGCGATCAGGGCCGCGATGTCTTTCCTGCGGTTGTTGCGGGTGGGTTCGGTGGTGGGTGTGGACATATCAGGGTGTCGTGGCGGCGGGAACAGTCGGGACGTCGGCAAGATCGACCGTCTGGCCTTTCAGGTGGTGGGTGCAGTCGTCCAGAAACTGAATCCGGCCGTCCGTGACGAAGGAGTGGCAGCGATGGAGCGGGATGTGGTCGTCCCCTTCCCCGTCGCCGCCCCACCACGAATTGACGCTCGGCGAAAACGTCGGGCGCTCAAAGTCACCGTTGAACCCCCAGTGCGGCTTGCCGGCCGCAAGCGGAGACTCCGCGCTCACGCCCGGCGGTAGCCAGTTCACGTGCAGGACGCACGGCATCGGCGAGCCGTCGCTGTACGTACATCCCGGGCAATAGAACTGAACGCCATAGAAGCGGCCAGCACTGTCATTGACGGTTTTTATTTTCATATCAATCATTCACCTGGGCGATCACCGAACCCGAAACGGTCTTCGGCGTGTTCACCTGCGCGGGCTTGATCATCGACGGCTGCGGCAGCGGCTGGGCCTTGAGCCGTTCCTGCTCTTCTTCCCACGTGCGATCAGTGTCATAGACGTTGCGCCGCTGCATCGCTTCGTAGAACGATTGCTGCGAGAGCAGGCCCGAGGTCGTGATCGTGAGCAGCAGCGCCTCCTGCACAGCGTCGTCGGCCGCGAGCAGGAAGTCGTCATAGACCTGCATGTTGCCCTTGAAGTCGGCGATTTTCTGCCACTCGGCCATGATGCTCACGACCTGATCAAGCGTGTCCTCGAACGTACCGGTGATGGCCTGCAACTCGCTTCGCTGCTGGCTTGTGTCGAGCGTGGCCTGCGTCGCGGTCGCCTGCCCGGGTTTCTTGACCAGCAATTCGGCGCCGAGCAGGCGCATCTGCTCTTCCATCGCGGCGAGTTGTGCCTGCGCGGAGGCCACCGCCTTGCCCGTGTGCTCGGTAAACTTCGCCTCGGCGCCGGAGGGCAGCAGCAGCGCGGACTTGGAGCCGATTTCGAGCGGCGCCGAACCTTCGTCGTTCTTTTCGACGCCGGTAATCGTGAGGATCGGCACGCTCGCGGTGTGCAGCACCGAGTACATGTCGGAGCTGACCTGCCAGTGCTGGATGTTAATGTCGGCGATGTCGATCAGCGGGCTGTCGGCCGTCATGAAGCCGGTTCGGCGCGCGTAGAACGTGATCAGCGGGATGTAGTCGAGCGTGGTCGTGCCGCTCGCGTGGATCGCCCACTCCATCGCGGAGTTCGACGGGCTGCCGAGCGTGATCGACGTGGTGAGCGCGGGCTTCGGCTTGAGCCGGTACGTCGTCCACTTGCCCGGCTCCAGCACGCGCACCTGCTCGACGGTTCGGGTCGCGAACGGGCCGTCTTCTTCCTCGACGTTTTCCAGAATGCGCACCTGCGTGAGCACTTCACCGCCGTTCTGGACCGTCGATCGCCACCCGAGGATCTGGTTTGCCTTGACGTGGATCAGGTACGGGCGCACGCCCATTGCTTTTTCGTCCGCGAGCGTTCGCACGAGCCCTTCCGTGACCGGATAGTCGACCAGAACGTGCGACATGCCGTAGGCAAGGCTGAACTTGAACACTTCCTGAGCGAAAACGTGGAAGCTCCGACCGGTGAGGTCGATATCCGGGAACCACGCGGCCACTTCGGGGGACATGTCGCCGGACCAGCCAAGCGGCCGTACGAAGGGCTTACCACCAAGCCCATCCACTGTATGACCGAAGCAGTTGAACAGGACGGTAGTCTTAAGACGGTAAGCATAGTCGTTCGGCTCCTCGCGGTTCCACTTGGGCAGGAAAATCGACGCAGCCTCGCGCATCTTCTTCGTGCCGCCGAGCAGGCTCGTGACCTTCAGCCAGTTGACCATCATGTCCTGCACGACTCGGCTGGGCTCCCGCACGTCATTTGCGTTGCCCTGCACCAGCTGCTGGACCGGTGGCGGAAACCCCTCGGGGGTCGTCGGGTTGAAATTGACGGTCATTAGATCGGAAGCCCCTGTACAGACATGATTTTACGTTTTGTGCTGCAGCGGTATCGTATCACGTCGGCGATGTGGTCTTCCGCATCAGTATCCAGATCGCCGTCTTTGTCAAGGTTTCTCGGCAATACCGGCACGGTGCGGATCGTCTGGCGGCAGGTATCGAAAATGTAGAGGCCCGGCAGTTCATTGCCCTTGGCCTGCTTGAGCATTTTCCGCATGATTTCCCAGCCGTTCTTCCGGCTCCCGGGGCTCTTGTCCGCTCTCGTCCAGCGGATGAAGTACGGCGCGCGCGCCATGTCGTCAGCGATACAGACGCCGTTCTGGGTGTCGTAAATCGCCGAGTCGGCCGGCCCCGGATGGACCATGCGCTTCATGTCGAGGTCATGCTTGCGCGTCTTGCGGGCCACCTCGGTCGCGAGTTCGCGTGTGCCCTCGTTCGGCTTGCCATTCCAGCCGTAGAGTTCGCTGACGATGAACACACTGCCACGCGGGAACGTGCGCTTCGTGCCATCGGCAAGCGTCGCGGTCGTGCCGTCGCTCTCCGCGAACCACAGCACCGCGTACGGCTTGGTCGAGCCCCAGTCAAAGCTGCGATCGATGCGCCAGGAGTGCGGGATCTCGAAGGGCGCCAGTTGCTGGTGCTCTTTCGACCAGACGTCGTCGAACATACCGCCGGCCACGATATCCCAGTCGCCGTCCTTCATCGCGCGGATCAGCTTTTCGTCGCCCAGACCCTCCAGACGGTCGATGTAATCGGGATCGGACTCAGCGAGCGTCGGGTTGTCGTCGAGTTTGGCCGGGATGTACTGGCGCAGCAGGCCGCCTTCCTTTTTCGTCTGCCGCGTGACCACCATCGGCGGCGTCGGATCGACGAACGCAGCCTTGACCCAGTTGTGGCCGGCGCCGCCCGGGTTCGAGCCGCAGATCACGCGCGGAAAACGCCCCTTGTACTCGGCCGGCACCTTGAGCGCGCCCAGACGCATCCGGCCGCGCAGATATCGGTAGATCGTCTCGGTGAAGTGGGTCAGTTCGTCGATGATCAGGACGTGGATTTCCGCGCCCTGATATTTGTATTTGTCCTTCTCATACTGGCAATGGCAGAGAAAAATCTTTGAACCGTTCCAGAATTCGATGAAATTCTTGCTGTAATTGATCTTCGCGTAGCCGTCGTCTACCCATTCCTTGAGCAGCGTGGGAAAGCCGGTCGGGCCTTCCATATGGTTTTTTGCCAGATCGTCCGACAGGCGCCGGAAGATGTAGACCTGCAGGCCTGCGATCGCCGCGCACCATGAGATCGACGCCACCCGCATCAGGTGCGACTTACCGCCGCCCGCCGCGCCGCCGTACAGGATCTCGGTGGCTTCGCTGAGGAAGGCTTGGGATTGACGCGGGTGGAGAGATAGATCCAATGTTTTAAGCCCTTACTTAACTTCGGTCCTGGTGTCCGCGTTGCTCGCCTGACCCTTCTGAAACGGCATCCACTGAGCAAAACCGCCTTCGGCGGGCGCCGCGTCCTCGTCCTGCAGCAGCTTGACGCTGGTCCGCGCGTGGTGGGTGCCATTCTGGTCGATCACGCTCAGATTGACCATGGTGTCGCTCCAGACGTAGGCGACGATCGCCGCGAGCGGCTGCGACTTGTCGTGATGGTCGATCTCGATGTCGTTCGACCACGGGGTGAACCAGACGATACGGCCGGGGGTGGGTTTGATCATGGTTGGGTATGTTCCACGTGAAACATCAGGGTCTGCAGGACTCGATGTAGCTGAGCCGCTGGTGAATGAGCTTCGTGTGCGCCATCGCGAACAGTTCGCTCACATTCTGGGGCTGCCCGTTGGCGCCAAAGCCGAAAGCGGGCAGTTCCGCTGCTTCGAGTACGACGCCCGCAGCGTGGACGTGCCCGTACTTATTGGCCTCGATATCGTCCGCGAGCTTGCGCAGCAGCGCCGGCACGTCGCTCAGGTCTTTGACTGGTAGGTTCGTGACCTTTGCGAGGGTGGGTTTGTTCATACAAATGTCCTTTGGCTGGGCTCGTGGGGCTGTAAAAATTGTAAGCCTTATGGCGCGTCGCCTTCCGCTGGCGGACTGTCGGGGTTCTCCGGGTTCGAGGGGTCGTTAATGACGGTGCCCGGCGGCGCGACGAGCTTCGTGCCGGGCGCAGCTGCGAGCGACAGGTTCAGCACCGGGCCGGTCGTCTTCACTTCGCCGCTGTGCTCGACCTTGTCCTTGAACATGCCGATGTGCTTGCCGACGAGTTCGAGCGCGCGCATCTGGTCGTGGACCTTGATTTCCAGACCATCGCGGCCGACCTTGGCGCCAGCGTACAGCGCACGCGCCTCCGGAGAGACCTTGCGCGTATCCGTCGCGAACACTTCGCCGGTACCCTGACCCATACACTCGGGGCAATCGGGATTCGGATCTTTCGAGCGATCGTAGCCGGCACCGCCAGGTGCCTCGGGGTTCGGGTA